CGGAAGGGGGAAAAGAACCCAATGTATGGGAGGATTGGCAAGAATCATCCGCTATATGGAAAACATCACTCACAAGAGTCTAAAAGAAAGATGTCAGAAGCTCATTCTGGAAAACATCACTCAGAAGAACATAAGAAGAAAATTTCAGATGCTTTGAGTGGCGAAAATCACCCAATCTATGGCAAGGAACGATCAGAAGAGACTAAACAGAAATTGTCAGAAGCGGGGAAGGAATATTGGCGCAAGCATAAAGAGAGCGAGTTATTATGATTATATTTCATAGAATTACCTATAAAAACTTCCTTTCTACGGGTAATGTCCCTAACACTATTCAACTTGATAAAGACAGCACTACTCTACTTGTGGGGAAGAATGGTCATGGGAAGTCAACTCTTCTTGATGCTATTACATTTGGTTTATTTGGAAAGACGTTCCGCTCTATAACAAAACCACAACTTGTTAATAGTATTAATAGAAAAAATTGTGTCATAGAAGTTCTTTTTTCAATTGATGGTAAAAAATATAAAATTATTCGTGGTATGAAACCAAATATATTTGAAATTTGGTTAAATGGTGAAATGTTTAATCAAAGTGCTTCAATTAAAGATTATCAAAAGATTCTTGAACAACAAATACTTAAATTAAACTATAAAACATTTATTCAAGTAGTAATACTCGGGTCAGCGTCATATAATCCATTTATGGAATTAGTTCCGCATGCTCGTCGTGAAGTAATTGAGGATATTCTTGATATTAGAATTTTTTCAACAATGAATAATATTTTAAAGATTAAAGCACAAGCAACACGAGAAGAACTTTTATTAATTTCTAATAATATATCTGGAGCAAAGGATAAGGTTCATTCACAAAAGAAATTAATAAAAACACTTAATGATGCTCGTGAAATGTCAATTGAAAAACTTGAAGAAAAAATAAAAAAAATTATATATGATGTTACAAATGAAACTTTGAAGTATGAAAAACTTCAAAGTGAAGTTGATGAACTTACTAAATTAAACTCTAATGAAAATGATTTAAAAATCTCACTTCAAGAAGCGGTAGCAGAAAAAAATAAATTAGAATTCCATGTAGATTCACTTGAAAATCATGTTATTTTTATCAAAAGTAGTGATAATTGCCCAAGCTGCAAGCAATTAATTTCGCTAGATCATAAACATAAGACTATTAAAGAAAGTCTTAGTACTATAGATAAACATAGCAATAAACTATCTAAACTGGAATTACAGATTGAAAAGCTTAATAGTAAAATTAAAAAATCTAAAGATATTAATCGTAAAATTGTAGAAAAGAATATTGATATTTCTACATCTCTTAACACAATTAATATGTTAAACAAACAAATTGCAGATTTTAATTATGAAATTCAAGAATTTAAACATGATAATATTAATTTAAATGATGAAAAAGAAAAATTAAAATTATTTGCAAATGAAGCAGTGCAAATGCTTGAAAAGAAAACAGTTTTACAAGATGAAAAAGCACTTGAAGATATAGCGTCAATATTACTTAAGGATACTGGTATTAAGACTGCAGTTATTCGTGAATATCTTCCAATTATGAATAAACTTATTAATCACTATCTTCATGTTTTAGATTTATACGTTCAATTTGAACTTGATGAAGGGTTTAATGAAATAATTCGTTCGCGATTTAGGGATGAATTTACATATTCATCTTTTTCTGAGGGAGAAAAAAGTAGAATTAATCTTGCAATATTGTTTACATGGCGTCATATTGCAAAGATGAAAAATAGTGTTAATACAAACTTGTTAATTTTTGATGAAATTTTTGATTCAAGCCTCGATATAGCTGGAACAGATGCCTTTATTCAATTACTTCATGATGAAGGTGAAAAGACAAATATATTCGTAATAAGTCATAAGGAAGATGTACTTTTTGATAAGTTTAATAAAGTTTTACGAATTGAAAAAAAGAATGATTTTTCGGTTTTATGCGAACAATAAAATAAATTTATGGCACCATAAAAAACTTTGATTGTACAAGACTGGATTTTATGTTTATAATTTACACATAGTTTGGAAAACCACAAGCGGAGTTGAGATGAAACGTGTAAGTGCTGGCTTTTATAGAGATGACGTTAATGTTCAACTTAATGATAAGTTAGTTTTAATGGAAGCTTCTATCGTAATGGTTAAATCATATGAGTGGTATTGGATTTTATATTCTAAAGAAGGCTCAATTGAGCTTGGTGGTAATGATCTCTTTACATCTAAAAAGGATGCAATGTTATCTCTTAAAAATGCAATAAGGATTGGGTTTAAAACTTATCCTAATTTATGACTTTGTATTAATATAGAGTAAAGAAATGACTATTCCAGAAAATGAATTGCTAATTCGTACATATAGTCAGATGATATCTGCTGATCAGCTTCCAACTATAAGTTTAGGTTCTATTTGGGGAACTCAATCAGATACAATTGATGGTTATTCTCAGTAAAAACTGGGTTGTATGTTTTAAATAAGTCTGGTGGAAATAAGTTTGTTCTTAATGCACTAAGAAAAATGAGGTGAATATTATGAATCTAAATAAGTTAGCGTTTGTTATTGGTGTATCATTAAGTGGAAATGTATTTAGTGATACTATTACTACAAATTATTCTGGTGTTTCGCCAGGTAGTACTGCTGTAATTCGAAATACTGTTTCACCAACTGTAGCTTCAACAAATGTATATGCTGGTGTATATAATCATACTGTTGTTTCAAGTTCACCAAATGGAATTGATTTAAGTCCGATTGGTCCACAGTTTGTATCATTCTGTATTGACATTGTTGATTATGTTGGATCAGGTGTAGTTTATACTCTTACGGATTTAATGAATTCGCCTGATCCAATTCTAAATAATATGGGATCTGAAAAGGCAACTGATTTATCAAAGCTTCTATTTTTTGCTGTTGGAAGTGAATTATCAAATGTGCTTTCACTAACAAATAATCAAGCTGCAGCTCTTCAGATGGCAGTATGGGAAGTTGTATTTGAACAAAATGGAGGATATAACGTAACTAATGGAAACTTTACTGCGTTAAATGCAACAACTCAAAACCAAGCAAATTTTTATTTAAATGGAATTTCAACAGCAACAGAAGGTATGCAAAATCTTATTGCTTTAACTAATCCTGATAAGCAAGATTTTATTGCTCAGTCTACAGTTCCAATTCCTGCTGCAGCATGGTTATTTGCAACTGGATTAATTGGTATTGGTGCAGTAAGTCGTAGAAAGTCATGAATTATCTAGTCCTTGAAAAGACAATTTATAATGCTTCAAAATCTGGCAATTATATTTTAATTCGTCAGATTTTGAAGGATATTTCTGAAAATAAAAAGAAACTTGATTTATGGTTTGATAAGTTTATTAATATTTTTGATGAAAAGCTTGGGTCAGAAGATTGTATTTCTTCTGACCCTATAAAACGTCTTTACAATTATAAATTTCATGAATATCAATCCATTAATCATGTTATCTCAATAGCTAAGTATCATTTAGGAAAAATGTATGTTTAAAACGCCTGTGGAATTTTCACTCCACATTGAAGAAAGTGTAATTATTAATAATATTTCTCATATGGAAGCAGTTCTTAAGTTTTGTGAAGATAACTATATTGATCCAGCTGAGATTAAGAATCTAATCAGTAAATCACTAAAGGATCGTATAGAAGTTAATATGCAGGAAATTGGAATGTTGCCAAAAACTGCTTCTTTAGATTTACAACTTGAGGTATGACAATGATTGATCTTTTGTCTGAAGAGTCAGAAGAATTTGTTTTAAAGCAGGATAGAATTAGACGTTCCAGACGAATGTTACAGAAAAAGAATCACATCACAAAGCAACTATTAATACGAAATGGTTATAATAATTGTTGGTCAACTAGTTATGAATTAAGTCCACATAGATTCCATAAAATGAAGTCTATGAATTGTGGTGATTCAAACTGTGTAATGTGTGGCAATCCAAGAAAGTTTTGGGGTGAAAGAACTATTCAAGAAAAACGATTTATTGAAGGTGAACAACTTTGTGAGTGTAGTGAGTATTTATGACTGGATATGAAGCATATAAGCTATATCTTGCTCTTAAATTACATTTTACAACTGAAGACTATGATGTAATTGAAACACAAGGTAGATTATTAAATGTAAGTAAAACATCATTTGAACGTCGAACTGATTATAAACTATTTGAAAAACTTGCACGAAAATTTATTAGTAAAAGTGATCTAATTCAATTTATTATTGCAAATTTTGTTTATGGCAATAAAAATGTAATTTATTCACAAGAATCATATGATAATTTAATAACATGGAAGAAACGAAAAGAATCTATAACATGGCAATTTTCAAATGACCTTGATGAAATTTTAAACAAAAATGATAATTTTGAAGATTTCATAAATCCAAAATCTGGAATGCCAAAATTATTTAATTATTATCTTGGTGGTAATATTACATTTGAATCAATGGTTATACTTCAAAATCTAACAAACTATCTTTCAAAATGGGAATCAATGATTATACTTTGGCATGATCATTTTTTAATGATAAGAAAAGCAAGGCCATTTGTTAAATATAATGTTGCTAAAATAAATAACGTTTATCAAAAGTTTTTAGATTTACAAACAAACAAAGATAGTTTATAATTTAATTTTAAATAGAGGAAATAGAGTTTTAAAATGGGTAGAACAAGACGTAATGAAAAGACTGACTTCGAAAATGAAGATCGTCGAAGTACAAGGAAGAGTAAACATGCACGTAATATTCCAGGAGTTGGAATGAGAACTATAAATAATCCAGAAGAATTCTTTGATGACATTTTAATTGATGAAAAGATTGCAATGTTATTAAATAATGCTCGTGTTCGTTAATAATCATATACATATCGTATATACGTCGTCAATACATCGTAAAGGTAAAAATTATGGATCTAGAAACACTCCGTTCAATGCGTACAAATTCATTTAGCAAGATCTCTTCAGAAATGGATAGTATTTCAATTCCAAAGTCATATGCTGATGATAGGTTTTGGAAGTTAGAAGCTGATAAGGTTGGAAATGGCTCTGCTACAATTAGATTTCTTCCAGGTTTAGACCCAGCTGGTCTTCCATGGGTTAGGATTTTTAATCATGGGTTCCAAGGTCCAACAGGAAAATGGTATATTGAAAATTCACTTACTACATTAAATGAAGATGACCCCGTTAGAATCTTAGCGGCTGCATAAGGTAACTTATGTTGTAAACTCGATTAATTGCTGGAAACCCCTTAGAGCCAATAATTCCACAAAGGTATATTAGATTCTCCAATTATTAATGATATAAATGTAATGGAGAATATGATGGAAAAGACAATATGTAAAATAACTGGAAAAGAGTTTAATTCATTAAGAGGATTTCTAAATCATCTTAGAACATTAAAGATGACATCTAAAGAATATTATGATAAGTATATAAAAATAGATGGTGAAGATATTTGCAAATGTGGTAATCAAAAAACTTATCAACACAAAAGTATGAAAAAAATTACAGATTTGATTGGGAGTGTGAGCATTCCCAGAATGACAAAATTATTTATGGTTATGAAACTAACTAGCTTTTTTCTTCTGGTATCTGTTGTAAGCGTTTTGGCGGGAAAATCCTATTCCCAGACCAAATTGTTAACCTTAAACTTTGAAAATACTTCAGTAAAGGAAGTTTTGTCAAAAATTGAAGATCAAAGCGAATTTTATTTTATGT